GCCCGAGCAACTCCAACTCGCCGACGCCCGGCAGCACGCCGTGTTGGAGATCGCCCGCGTGACAGGCGTCGACCCCGAGGAACTCGGCGTGAGCACCACCTCGCGCACCTACTCGTCCGACTGGTCGCGCCGCAAGTCGTTCCTTGACTTCACGCTCGGCGGATACCTCACCGCCGTGAGCGACCGCCTGCGCATGACCGACGTGACGCCGGGCGGATACGAGCCCGAGATCGACCTCGACGGGTTCCTGCGCAGCGACCCGCTCGCCCGCTACACCGCCTACAAGGCAGGCCGCGAGGCAGGCGCGCTCACGCCCGAGGAAGTGCGCGAGGCCGAGGGCAAGCAGCCGATCGAGGTCGCAGCTGCTCCCAACAACGTCACCGCCCTGCCCGCCAACCGAGAGGACCAGACCGCATGAGCACCACCTCGACGAGCCGCTACGAGTTCGCCGCCGACGACGCCCTCACCATGCACGCGATCGGCGGCGGCGAGGTGTTCGCCGTCGACCGTGAGGCTCGCGTGATCCGAGGCCGCGCCATGCCGTACGGCGTCGTCGGCGTCAAGGGCGGCATGAAGTTCCAATTCGCCAAGGGCACGATCCGATGGACCGACCCCAAGCGCGTCAAGATGTACGTCTCGCACGACGCGACGCAGGCCGTCGGCTACATGCTCGAACTCACCGAGAGCGACGACGGGCTCGACTACGCCGCCAAGATCGCGCGAGGCGTCGAGGGCGACCGCGCTCTCACCATGGCCGAAGACGGCGTGTGGGACGGCGCGAGCATCGGCCCGCACGAGGGCGTCAAGTTCGCCCTGCGCGACGGCGTGCACCATGCCGTCGACTACCCCCTGCGCGAGATCTCACTCACCCCGCAGCCCGTGTTCGACGGCGCTCGCGTGGCATCGGTTTCCATGAGTCACAACCACAACCCGGAAGGTTCCACCATGAAGTGCACCAAGTGCGGCGCTCCCACCCACGCGGGTGCCTGCGACCCGACCACGCTCGCCGCGTTCGAGGCGAGCAACCCGAGCGGCACCGAGGGCGTCACGTTCGACGCCGGGCAGATCGGCGAGGCCGTCACCGCTGCGATCCGCGACGGGTTCGCCAACATGACGTTCCCGCAGCGCGAGGTCGTCGGCGACCCGTCGGGCGGCGGCGCGTCGTTCGAGGTGAACGAGCCGAGCCCGTACCGCTTCGACGGCATCGCGGGCGCGCACTCGTTCTCCGACGACCTGCGCTCGTACGCGTCGGGGCACGACACCGACGCCCGGCAGCGGATCGATCAGTTCATGGTCGAGGCGTGGGAGGCGCAGTTCGCCGTCACCTCGACCAACGTCGGCAGCCTCAACCCGACGCGCAACCGCCCCGACCTGTTCGTGCCGAACCTCACCTACACGCGCCCGCTGTGGGATCTCGTCACGAACGGCGTCGTCGACGACAAGACGCCGTTCACGATCCCCAAGTTCTCGTCGGCGTCGGGCATGGTGCAGGCGCACACCGAGGGCGTGGAGCCCACGCCGGGCGCGTTCACCGCGACCTCGCAGACGATCACGCCGAGCCCGATGAGCGGCAAGGTCGAGATCGTGCGCGAGGTGTGGGACCAGGGCGGCGAGCCCAAGGCCGACGCGATCATCTGGGGCGAGATGATGAACGGCTACTTCGAGGCGATCGAGGCGGGCATCGCGACCAACCTCGCGAGCGTCGCCACCGCCGAGATCAACCTCGCGAGCGCCGTCGACGCCGCCCTCGTCGACAACCTCACGGGCGTGCTCGTCGATCTGCAGTTCGTGCGCGGCGGCAACCGTTACACCGCCCTCGCGCTCGACGGGCTGCTCGGCAAGGCGCTCGTGAACGCCAAGGACACGAGCGGCCGCAAGTTGCTCCCCGTGCTCGGGCCGACCAACGCCAACGGGACCACCGAGCCCGGGTTCGACGGCGTGCAGCTGGGGAACCTGCGCGGTCGTTTCGCGTGGGCGCTCGGTGCCTCCAACGCCTCGAAGTCCTACCTGTTCGTCCCGTCGTCGGTGTACGCGTGGGCGAGCGCGCCGCGCAAGTTCACGTTCGAGTACCGCGTGTCCGCCGTCGACCTCGCGATCTGGGGCTACCGCGCCAACGCCGTCACCCGTGACAGCGACGTCAAGCCGATCGACTACACCACCGCCGACGCCTGAGCCGTCGACACCCCAAGCGCCACGGCGGCGGCGATCCCCCCGCCGCCGCCGTGGCACTCCACCCGATCCGAGAGGCAACCATGAGCAAGCCCAGTAACAACCGATGGATGCTCGGCGGCGAGCCGCCCGAGCCGCAGGTCGAGAAGGCACCCGAGCCGATCGAGGTCGACGACCTGCGCAACGGCGACACCCACACGGGCACCGACCCGCTCGGGCGTGCGATCGGCCCGCGTGAGTCGCACCTGCACGTCAAGCGCGTGCGCGACGACGAGGGCGAGATCGTCACGCCCAAGCCCGGCAAGGGGCAGACCATCGCCAAGGCCGAGGGGCGCGCCCGTCGGATCGCCGAGGCGACCGGCACCAAGCCCGAGGCCGTCGACGAGCCGACGCCGATCCTGCCCGCCGAGGTCGCTCGTCTGCACGGCGACGACACCGCCGCCGAGCCCGAGACGCCCGAGGCCTGACCATGGCGCTCACCCCTCCCACCGCCGCCGAGATCGACGACTATCTCGGCGACGATCACTCGTGGGGCGTCGACGAGGTGCAAGGCGCGTACGAGGCCGAACTCAACGCCCAGGCGGACGCGTGCCGCCTGCCTGCCGACGGCTCGTACCCGCCCGCTCTCGTCGAGGCGCTGGGGCGTCGCGTCGCTCACAACCTCGCGCTGCGCGCCCTGCCGCTCGGCGTGCAGGCGAACGTGTCGGACTACTCGGTAGCGACGACGCGTGTCGGCGGCATGGACGCGGAAGTGCGGCGGCTCGAAGGTCCGTACAGGAAGATGCTCATCGGATGAGCGCCGCCCTGCGCACCGCTCTCGCGACCGCCGCTAACGAGGTGCTCGGTGCCAAGCGGTGCGCGCCCTACTACCGCTCGTCCAAGCGACCGGGTGACGCGTGGGTGTCGTTCGCACGACGCGACCGCGACGACACCGGGTTTGGGTTCATGGCCGCTTGGGAGGTGCGCGTCGCGCTCTCGCAGGATCTCGCGACCGCCGAGAAGTGGGTCGACGAGCACAGCGACGCTCTCGCCGAGGCGATCGCAGAACAACTCATCATCACCGCCGTCGTCATGGTCACGCTCGTGACCGACACCGGCAACGTCCCCGGCCTCGTGGTCGAGGGCGTCCGACCACACGAAAAGGAAGCGTGACAACCATGGCCGCACTTGGTACTCGGCTGCTGAAGTTCAAGGTCGGGACGACCGAGCACACCGCCGAGATCTCGCGGTGTCAGATCGTCTCGGGCGCTGCTGACTCCGACTTCACCTCGTTCGAGGACGCCGCGAGCGGCGGCGCTCGCGAGTACGCCCTCGAACTCACCATGCGGCAGGACATGGCGACCACGAGCCTGTGGCGCTACCTGTGGTCGCAGGCGGGCGAGACGCTCGGCGTCAAGGTCAACCCCTACGGCAACACCACCGCGACCGAGACCGAGCCGCACTACACGGGCAACGTGACGATCGTCGAGCCCGACGGCGTGCTCATCGGCGGCGAGGCGAACTCGTCGACGAGCGCCCGCATGACCGTCGAGGTTCGGTGGGTGTTCGACGCCAAGCCCGTCGAGGTCATCACGGGCGCGTTCTAACCAAAACGATCAGCCGCGGTGCAAGAGCTGGCCGCCGGCGAACCACCCAAACTGTTCGCCACGAACAAGAAACGAGGAACCATGACCAAGCCCAAGCCCAAGCCGCTCGGCTCGACGATCGAGGTCGCCGACGGCACCCGCGTCGAGCGACCGGGCGGCGTGCCCGGGATCTTCCGCAGCATCGCGGGCGGTGTCTACGTGTTCGACGTGCCCGGCACGCACACCGTCGGCGGCGTCGACTACGAGGTGTCGGACGAGCGCGAGACGCCCGCCGAGGCCAAGGCGTAGGCCATGGCGACCGGCATCCACGTCGAGGGGCTGCGCGACACCACGCGAGCCCTAGAGGCGGCGGGCGTCGAGGTCGCCGACCTGAAAGAAGTCATGGGGTCGATCGCCACCAAGGCAGCCGACCACATGCGCGGTGTCGTGCCCGTGGGCTCGCGTCTGCAAGCAGGCCGAGCCCACGTGCGCGACACCATCCGCCCCAACCGCGCCAAGGGCAGCGCGGTCGTCACCATCGGCGGCAAGAAGGCACCCCACGCCCACGTGTTGAGAGCAAGCCACCCGTCGAGGTTCGTCGAGGCCACAGACGCGTACATGGAGACGCGCGCCGCCGAGATGCTCACCGACGGATGGAACGAGATCGCCAAGAGAAACGGACTAAGCACATGACCACGGACACCACCCACGAGATCCCCGAGGGGCGCACGAGCGCGCCCGTCTCCACGCTCCCCCCGAGCGAGGTGCTGATGAGCCTCACCGGGTTCGACGAGATCGCGATCGCTGCGAGGTTCGGCGAGAAGATCGGCGCGCTGCGCGACGACCCGATCACGTGCGGGCGCGCGCTCGCGTTCGTCCACTACCGACGACAGGGCGAGCGCGACGCCGAGGCCCACACGACCGCCATGAACCTCACCATGCGCGAGGTCGTCGAGTTCTTCGCCCCCGAGGCCGACGACCCCGAGGCGAGCGCCGAGGGAAACGAGCCGAGCGCGTAGCCGCCGAGGTGCTCGCGCACCTCGTCGTCGACGCCGCCTCGCTCGGCGTGCCCCTCGACGAGTGGCGCGGGCTCCCCTCGTGGCAGCGCGCCTACATCATCCAAGAGCACAACTCTCGCGTAACAAGGAAGTGACCCCGTGAGCGCCAAGCCCGTCAAGATCTCGTTCGTCTCGGATGAGTCCGCGCTGACCGCCTCGCTCAACAAGGCAGGGGGCGAACTCGACGGGTTCGCCGCCGACGCGCAGGCCGCAGGCAACAAGGCCGAGGCCGCGCTCTCGGGCGTCGGCGACAAGGCCGACGCCGTCGGCTCGGCGTCGTCGCAGGCCGCAGGCGGCATTGGCGATCTCGGCGGCGCGCTCGCCCTCATGCCCGGCCCGCTCGGCGCTGTGGGCGCAGGCATGGAAGCCGCCGCCCCCGCGATCATGGGCGTGACGGGGGCGGCGGATCTGCTCAACCTCGCCACAACCAAGTTCCCCGCGCTCGCCAAGGCGCAGACGATCGCGACCAACGCCATGGCCAAGGCCCAAAAGGCGCTGAACCTCGTCATGGCGGGCAACCCGATCGCGCTCGTGGTGCTCGCGATCGTCGCGCTGATCGCGATCTTCGTCGTGCTCTACAAGAAAAACGAGGCGTTCCGCGACCTCGTCGACAAGGTGTTCGCCAAGTTCAAGGCCGTCGTCGGCACGGCGGTCGACAAGGTGGGCGAGTTGTTCACCGCCGCCAAGGACAAACTAGGCAAGGCGGGCGACGCGTTCGAGGTGCTGCGAGACGCAGCTCGAAACGCGATCGGCTCCTACGAGGCAGGCGGCGGCGGCGTGCTCGGCAAGGTGTGGGGCATCGTCAACGCCGTGACGAACCTCCCCGGCATCGTCTCGAACAAGGC